GGGCAACGCCGCCGCATCCGGTTGGAGTGGCAACGCCGCCGCATCCGGTTGGAGGGGCACGGCTGTCGTAACCGGCTTCGCTGGGAGAGCGACCGCATTGGGCGAACAGTGCCTTGCTGTGGCATGGGGCGAAGATAGCCTTGCAAGAGGCACTGTGGGCAACTGGATTGTCGTTTCTGAGCGTGACGATGATGGCAACATCATTGATGTCAAAATTGCAAAGGTGGACGGCGATACCGTCAAGGCGGACACATGGTACAAACTGGTGAACGGCGAGATCATGGAGGCTTAGTAATGTATTTGTGTGATTATTGTGGGGCGGCGTTCCAGTCGTTGGATTACATCGAGGAAAAATCCGATGAGTGCGGAAACAGCATAATTTATGTCTGCCCAGAGTGCGGAGAGGAGATTATCCCCGGAGAAGCGGATGAATGTCCTGTTTGCCACGGCTGGAAGCCGATGAAGTCTGCTATGTGCCACAAGTGCGAGCTGGAAACAATCGGAAATTTCAAGCTGGCTATACGGAAGTTCTCCGATGTGCAGCTTGATTATATTTCCGAGCTGACGGAGGGTGAGTATCTCTCGGAGTTTTTGCATAAGGGGGGCTTGGGATGATAAACGGCGTCCTCCGGTACATAAAAGCTACAGTGGAAATCCCATTCCCAGAGGGAAAAATGTGCTGTACCCTCTGCCCACTTTTGGAGACGTATTCGCGAAATCAATGCCGCCGCACGGGGGAGTATTTGCTGGACACACGAATCGTCGGGGCATATTGCCCGCTACAAGTTGTTGATGAGGAGAAAACCGAATGATGAATATCTACGAGAAAATCGCTGCAATCATGCAGGATGTCCAGTATTTGGCAAAGGACGATCATGTAGAGTTTGGCAGCACCAAATACAAGGCACTGAGCGAGGAGAAAGTAACCTCCATCATGCGTGCGGAACTGCTGAAACACAAACTGGTTGTATACCCCATCGCACAGACAGCTGTGAGAACTGGGAACATTACCCATGTAGATGTGATTTACCGCATGGTCAACGTGGAAAACCCGGAGGAATACATCGAGATTGCATCCTGCGGAGATGGCGCAGACACACAAGACAAGGGCAGCGGCAAGGCCATGACCTATGCGTTTAAGTATATGTGGCTGCGGACCTTTGCGCTTCCCACCGGCGAGGACCCGGACAAAATTTCCTCCGCCGAGCTGGACGAGAAGGAGCGGAACGCCGCTCCGGTGTGTGAGCGATGTGGAGCTGACATTGTGTCCGTCAAGAAGCGCAACGGCGAAATGTGGACGGTAAAGGACATGGTTAAGTACTCCAAGGGCCGCTACGGAGCGCAGATGTGCGCCGACTGCATGAAGGCCGCGAAGAAGGAGCAGGGCAATGTTGCAGGCTGATGTGACCGCCGCACGGTGGCAGCAGGACAGCGATGGGGCGTGGCTGTGCCTCCGGGTGCAGTCCCCCACCTCTGCAATGACCATCTGTGACGAGATGAAGCCGGACAAGCAGTATGTGGCGCAGATCAAGCGCAAGGGCAGGAGCCTTGACGCAAATGCTTATGCGTGGGTTTTGCTGGATAAACTGGCGGCACACTATGGGATTCCGAGGAATGATGTGTACCGGGAAGAAATCAGGATCATCGGTGGTGTGAGCGATGTCGTGTGCATGGTATCAAAGGCGGCGGACGAGTTCTGCCGCAGATGGGAGGCGAAAGGAACCGGCTGGATGGCGGAACAAGGGCCAAGCAAAATTCCTGGCTGCGTGAACGTGGCGGTTTGGTACGGCTCAAGCACCTACGACACAGAGCAGATGTCACGGCTGATTGACCAGATCGTTTCCGATTGCCGAGAAGCTGGAATCGAGACTATGACACCGCAGGAGTTGGATGCGCTAAAATCCCGCTGGGGCGAAGCTCAGCCGCTGGGAGGTGATAAAGGTGACTGATGAAAGACGGTGTTTTCTGTGCGGCAGAAATGGCGCAAGTGAACCGCTGGAGCGGCACCACATCTTCGGCGGTGCGTACCGAAACAAGAGCGAGAAATACGGCCTTGTGGTGTATCTCTGCGGCGAACGATGCCACAGGAACGGTGGAAACGCTGTACACCGAAACGGGAATCAAATGCGTCTGCTTCGCCGATACGGTCAGTTAAAGGCCATGCAGGAACAGAGATGGACAGAAGATGACTTCCGCCGTGAATTTGGAAAAAGCTATTTGTAAGGAGGAAAACGATGGTAAACAGAATGATTTTGCAGGGGCGGCTTTGCTCTGACCCCGAATTGCGCCGCACCAACAGCGGAACAGCGGTGTGCAGTTTCCGGGTGGCGTGGAGTGAGAAGGTAAAGGACAGAGAAACGAAGCTGTTTCTCCCATGCGTGGCATGGCAGAGCACGGCAGAGATGATTTGCAAGCACTTTTCTAAGGGCAAGGAGATCATCGTGGAGGGCAAACTTTCCAGCCGGGAATACGAGGATAACAGCGGCAACAAGCGCACGGTGGTGGAGCTGACGGCGGACCGGGTACATTTCTGCGGCAGCAAGGACAGCGCACCACAGAAGCCCGCACAGACATTCGAGGAGATTTCCGAGGACGACGGCGATTTTCCGTTCTAATTGGAGGTGACGAGGGATGACATTTGACGCGATTATCTACGATGCCGATAGCATCCGAGACGCACTTTCCGATTCTCTTACTAACAATGTCTTACGAATTGATGATCTTTCGGAGGAGGATGCAGGGCAGTTAGCCAGCATTTTTACGGATCACGGAATCGGTATTTGCCTACTTCCGCGCAAGGAGTAAGTGCATGGCTGATATGACATACATCAAGCTGTTCATCGATTACTTAGATGCGATAGAGCCGCTCGGTGACGCAGAGAGGGGGCGGCTTTTCACTTCCTTGTTGATTTATGCAAGGACGGGCGAAGCCCCGCAGCTCGGCGGGAACGAACGGTTTTTATTCCCGATGATGCGGGCGCAGATAGATCGAGACAACTCCGCAATGGATAGTTTATCCGACGCACGAAGCGAAGCCGGAAGAAAGGGGGCAGAAGCAAAGCAAGCAAATGCCAGATTTGCCAAGCAAAACAAGCAAATGCAAGATTTGCCAAGCAAAACAAGCAAAGACAAAGACAAAGACAAAGACAAAGACAAAGACAAAGACAAAGACAACAGCGCGTCGCCGTTTGAATTGTTTTGGGCGGCATATCCCCGAAAAGTCGGAAAGCAGGCCGCAAAGAAAGCATTTTCCAAGGTTTCTGTGCCGGTTAAAGCGCTTATCGATGCCGTCAACAGTCAGAAAAACAGCGAACAGTGGCGCAGGGATAACGGTCAATACATCCCAAACCCAGCCACATGGCTGAATCAAGGCCGATGGGATGATGTGCTGACGGAGGCCGGAGCGCAACCAACGAAGGAGGAATACCATGTCGGAATATGGCTGTGACATCTGCGGCGGGCTGGGCTACACCGTCCGGCGCACGGAAAGCGGAGAGCTGGTGAGCAGAACCTGCAAATGCGAGATCATCCGCCGAAGCAGGATGCGCATGGAGCGTTCTGGGCTGGCCGGTCTGCTGGACAGTTGCACATTCGGGACATTCCAAACGCGGGAGTATTGGCAACAGGCCGCAAAACAGGCGGCGGAGAAGTATTTGACCGACTGGAAGGGCAAGTGGTTTTTCATCGGCGGCTCTCCCGGCACTGGGAAAACCCACCTGTGTACGGCGATTTGCGCCAAGCTGATGGACGGCGGAATCCCTGTCCGGTATGTGCAATGGCGGGGAGATATTCCGGCAATCAAGGCAAAGGTAAACGATGCGGAAGCATACGCCGAAGCCATGCAGCCGCTGAAAACCGTCCGTGCGCTGTATATCGACGATTTTCTCAAGGGGAGCGTAACGGATGCCGACAAAAACATCGCCTTTGACCTGCTGAATGCCAGGTATATCAAACCGGACGCAATCACGATCATCTCCACGGAGCTGACCATTGACCGCATTTTGAGCTGGGATGAAGCCATCGGCAGCAGAATCAACCAGAGGGCGAGGGATTATATGCTGAACATCGGTAAAAAGCAGAATTGGAGGCTGAAATGAAAGTTTTGGTTGCCTGCGAAGAATCGCAGGAGGTATGCAAAGCGTTCCGCGCATTGGGGCATGAGGCATATTCTTGCGACATTCAGGAGCCGTCCGGCGGACACCCAGAGTGGCATATTCTGGACGATGCCGTGGACGTTGTCAATAGACCTGGGTTTATTACCACAATGGACGGCGCAACGCATATTGTTACTTGGGATTTGCTGATCGCACACCCGCCGTGCACATACCTCAGCAATGCAGGCGCGCGGCACTTGTGGAAAGGGCATCAACTGCAAGCGGACAGGGTAATGCTCGGAATAAAGGCACGTGACTTTTTCATGGAGTTTTATCGTGCCGATATACCGCTTGTGGCGGTTGAGAATCCTGTACCGAGCAAGCTTTTTGTAATGCCGGAATACTCGCAAATTATCCAGCCATATCAATTTGGACATCCGTACACTAAAAGAACGTGCTTATGGTTGAGAAATTTACCACCGTTGGAGCCGACCAATATTGTTGAGCCGACAGCAACATGGTGTCCGAGCGGTAGCTACAGCCATAAGCACGGGAAACAGCATAAAGGTATGTTTACCACGGATAGGGCCAAAAACCGCGCAAAGACCTTCCCCGGCATCGCCAGAGCAATGGCGGAGCAGTGGGGCGGATTGGAGGAATGACATTGCGGAACGAAGCTTTGTTTTCCAGCGATAAGAATTTCTGGGAAACGCCGCAAAAGTTGTTTGACGAACTGGACGCGGAGTTTCATTTCACGCTGGACGCTGCCGCCAGTGACGAAAACCACAAGTGCGCGCGGTATTTCACGCAAAATGATGATGGTTTGCGGCAAAATTGGGAGGGCGAAACGGTGTTTTGTAACCCGCCCTACGGGAACAAGGAAACCGGACTGTGGACGGAAAAATGCTACCGCGAGGGACAGAAGCCGGGGACAACGGTTGTTCTACTGATTCCTGCGCGGACAGACAGAGCCAGCTTTCACGACTATGTTTTGGGCAATGCGGAAATTCGATTCCTGCGAGGTAGGCTGAAATTTGAGCTGGACGGAAAGCCGATGGGAACGGCGCCGTTTCCCAGCATGATTGCCATTTGGCGAGGAGGAATGACATGACCACATTACGCATGATTTCCGGCATTACATACACCCGGAAAAATCTTGAAGCATTGACCGGCATGCCGGACAGAGAGAACCGCCGGATGATACGGGAGCAGAGGCGGCAGGGTGTGCCTATCGTTGCCATGAAAGACGGCGGCTACAAGCTGGCGGAAACGGAGGAAGAAAAGCAAGCCTTACTTTCCATGTACCGCAAGCGGGCATTGGACGAGCTGGGGACATACCGCCGCCTTGCCAGAGCTATGCAGGTGGACGGGCAGATGGAGATGGGAGGTGGAAATGGAACGGTTTAACACTCCGCTGACGAAAGAGGCGGCGAAATCACTGCTGGCTTTGGATTTAGAGGACAAGGTGATTACCAGCTACGAGAAGCTGGACGAGTGGTACACCGCGTGGGGCGGCCAGTGTTATGTGTCATTTTCCGGAGGAAAGGACAGTACGGTGCTTTCATATCTGGCTGCAAGGTATCTATCGTCGTTCCGCACACCTCCGTGGCCGCTGAATCTTGTGTTTGTCAACACAGGCCTTGAGTACCCGGAGATACAGAAGTTTGTCAATGAGTACGCAGATTGGCTGCGGAAGGAGTTCCCTCGCGTGACCGTCAACCTCCACCGCCTGCGTCCGAAGCTCAACATCCGGCAGGTGTTGACAAGGTACGGCTATCCCGTCATCGGCAAAAAGCAGGCGCGTTTTATCCGCGATCTGCAAAACGCGCACGGGCAAAACGATGCAACGGTCAATCTGTATCTGACCGGCTACAACCGGCAGGGCGTGTACTGCTCGACGATGAAACTGGCGGACAAGTGGCATTATCTCAAGGATGCGCCGTTCCATATTAGCGAGCAGTGCTGCGACGTGATGAAAAAAGCACCCGCCAAGCGATACGAAGCTACGAGCGGATGTGTGCCGTTTACCGCGATGATGGCGAGCGAGAGCCAGCAGCGCGAAAAAGAGTGGAAGCGCACGGGCTGCAACGCCTTCGATGGAAAGCGCCCCATGAGCAAGCCTATGAGCTTCTGGACAGATCAGGACGTGCTTGCGTTCCTGAAAGACGAAAACATCCCGTATTGCAGCGTATACGGCGACATCGTGACGAGCGACGGCGAGAATGATTATCCGTCGACGCTCATCGAAAAGCCGCTGCACTGCACTGGCTGCCAGAGAACGGGGTGTGTTTTCTGCGGATTTGGAGCGCACCTCGAAAAGGGCGAAAACCGCTTTGAGCGCATGAAACACACACACCCGAAGCACTACGAATTCTGCATCGGCGGTGGGGCGTATGACCCTGTGGACGGCTTGTGGAAGCCCACTGAAAAGGGGCTTGGATACGCCAGAGTATTGGACTACATCGGAGTGAGGTATTGAAATGAGCATAAAAATTACCATACCCCTGCCGCCGGTTACAAAGAAAAACAGCCAGCGCATTATGCACAGCAGCAAGACAGGGAAATCGTTTATCATGCCGTCGCAGAAGTACATCGATTACGAGGCAAAAGCTGTGTGGTACTGCAAAAAGGCTGGTGTGCATGAGCCGATCGATTATCCAGTGGAGGTTAAATGCCTGTTTTATATGCCAACCAAGCGGCGAGTGGATTTAACCAATCTGCTGGAAGCTATGGACGATGTGCTGGTCAAGGCGCGGGTGCTGCTGGACGACCACTGCGGCATTATTGTCAGCCATGACGGGAGCCGGGTACTGTACGACAAGGAAAATCCACGCACGGAGGTGAGCATAACCGCCTATGAATGATTTTGACTATGACATCGTGCAGAAAAAGCGTGTTGCAAGAGGGGCGTTTGCCCATGTGAACCGCAAGCGTGGGAAATGCAGATTGCCCAGTGATTACCTCACTGCGGCACAAAAGAGGGAGATGAACGGGAAAATGAAAACATACAACGCCACACGGCCTATGCCTTGGGAAGATTTCAAGGCGATGCCGGACGACATTAAGCGGGAATATCTACGGAATATGCAGTCTTGCGGCGGTGCAGCTACATACCTTGCGGAAGAAATGGGCTGTTGCAGTGCCACCATCATAGAGTGTGGGAAAAAACTGGGGGTGCCGTTTGTGCGAGGTGGTCGGAACTTTGACTTGTGGCAAAAGAAACTATCGGAGTGGCACACAGCCGAGGTTCCGGCAGCAGAAACGCTGGAGAAGCAGTCCGATGGACCAACGCCGGTGCGAAGTGTGGAACCGTTGCACGTGCGAAGTGCAGAACTGCTTCACGCACGGCTCACTATCCGGGGAGACCGGGAAAGCGTTTTGCAAAATCTACGTATGCTTATGCCGGATGAATGTGAAGTCACGGTTGAGTGGTGAGAGGAGGAGAAAACTTGTGAAGGAGCATATTACCACTGGAGGGAAAACGCTTTGCTGGACTTGTAGAAAAGCGTATGGAGGATGCTCATGGACAGAAGTAGACTACACAAAAAAGGGCTGGCCTATACGCTTTGAGCCGGTAAAGGGATGGAATGCAATTCCCACCAAAAATGAAAAATACACATCGTTTTTGGTGGTAAGTTGCCCAGAGTACGATCCTGATGATAGAAAGGAGGATACACATGACGGCAGATTTTGCGGGTATGGGGAAGCGCCTGCGGGAGGCGAGGGAGAAGGAACTTATGTCGCAGAATGATTTGGCTTTGGAATCTGGTGTAGCACCATCGACAATCAGCTATATTGAGTGTGGACACAGCACCGCATCGGTGTGGGTGCTGGCACATATCTGTGATGCGCTTGGGGTATCTATGCAATGGATGGTATACGGGAGAGGAAGAAAATGAGCAGAAAGAGCATATTTACAGTTGTCGGAGGTGCGGCCCTTGGGCTGCTGTTTGCCGCCGGGATATTGTGGGTGGAGCTACTTGCCGCAGAAGCGGAATATGTGGAGGAGCAAGAACCCGTTTACCCGCCGGCGGCGGAAGCAATCCGCCAAGAAACGCCACAGGAAGCCGCCTACACGAACGAAAGCACCATGACCGTGACAGCATACTGCCACTGTGAAAAATGCTGTGGAGCGTATTCAAACGGCTATACAGCCACAGGAGTGAAAGCAACACAGGGCGTGACCATCGCTACCGACCCCGATGTGATACCGTTGGGGACAGAGGTTGAGATCGATGGGCATATCTACATAGCGCAGGATGTGGGCGGAGCAATCAGCGGAAACCGCATTGACCTGTACTTTGATAGCCACGAGGACGCACTCCAATGGGGTGTTCGGGAAAAGACTGTGAGGTGGAACGATGGAAAGACTGACATTTGATGGGAACTTCTGCGACATTGCGCAGTGCCGGGAGCTGCCTTGCCAACACGGCGGGAACTGCTCACAAAAGCAAGTGTGGGAGCGGCTGAAAGCCTATGAGGACACGGGGCTTGGACCGGAGGAAGTCGAAAGGTCTAAACTGGAAATCGAAGCCGGATGCGTTAAAGCAATAGCAAGAACATACGGGATTGACATCAATCGTCTACGGAAATTAGCCGAGGCTGACAAGGATGGTCGGCTGGTGGTGCTGCCGTGCAAGGTGGGCGACGGGCTTTACGAAGTAACGGGTCGAAAAACGATCAGTGTATATAAAGTTAGAGCCATCCGCGTGGAATTGTTTGGCTTGTTTATCGAGTGGGACATCGAAGAAGGGTTTGTTTGGCAATCGCTGGCAGGTATAAACGCCGGAGAAATCGGCAAGACCGTATTCCTGACCCGCGAGGAAGCGGAGAAAGCATTGGAGGCGATGAAGGATGAATATTGAAAAGAAAAAGGATGAACTGCTTGCGGTTCTTGCAGAATTGGATGCCGAAATCAAAACCCTAAGTGATCGCATCGCAAAAGCGCGTGAGGACTTGGCGAACGTTTACACGATGGACGATGCGAAACGATTTGACGAGAACTGTGACCTTGAGAAGGGCCTAAAGCACATTCAACTGTTTTAGGAGTGCTGACAATGGATGAACCGAAGAAGCCTTTTTACCGCAACAAGAAATGGAAACTTGGCAGAAGTTTCGGCTGGTGGCATATACCGTACTGCCCGCATTGCAAGCGGCAGTTGGGGCTGATGGCCGAAGAGCAGAAAGCTGAAAAATGCACGATGTGCGGCAAACCGTTAGAATGGGATGGTGCTGAAAATGGCAACAAAGAGAGTGTGTGACCGTTGCGGAGCGGAGATAAACCCGTTCAACTCCGTCACCTATGCCGGTATGCGGCGAGTTAAAAACGACATAAACGACAACGACTACGAACTGTGTGTTTCGTGCGCTCACGAACTGCGGAAGTGGTTCAATGGGGAGGAAAACGACAATGGCTGAATATATTGAACAGATTACTTGGCATGAGGTCACTTGCCGTGCCTTAACAGACGAAGAAAAGGCCGAGTATGCAAAAAGAGGATATGCCGACTATGAAGTCCCGGAGTACATTTTTGACTGCGAGATGCCGGATGATGGTGACGAAATCCTGATTGCCACAAGATGTGGCGTTGACAAGGATATCTGCTCTGTGGACTGTGACGAGTGCAACAACCTGATTGGGCTGGAAGATCACGGAGATTGGGATGGCGTGCTTGCATGGGCAGCAATGCCGAAGTATAACGGAGGTGCGGAATGTTAATTTGCAATTGCCCTGACGAGGTGGAATGCCCCGCAATAGGATCAGATGTGGTGTGTTTTCCGTGGTGCGAATATCTGGAGGACGGTGACGGCGATGCGGCTGAAGCTGCGGAGAACGGAAGGACTATGATTAAAGACAGCGGAGAAAGAACCAAGTTTCCAAGCGGAGCGCTCCGGGATATGCACACGGGCAAGGGGCGGATGGATTTGCTCCCTTGGTTGGCTATCATGGAAGTGTCGAAGCACTGCGAGGCGGGTGCTTTGAAATACGGGGAGCATAATGTCGATAAAGGAATCCCAACCCACAGTTTGTTAGATTCCGCCATTCGCCACGCAGCAAAATATTTGGCGGGCTATGTAGATGAGCCGCACCTTGTAGCTGCGGCGTGGAACCTACTGTGGGCGATCGAGATGGAGATTGCCCATCCTGAATGCGTGGACACTCCGTGGAGGGCAGACGATGGCGAATAAAGGCGCAATGCTGGAAGCCTTGGAGGAAATCGAGAACGGTATGTGCCGCATTAAGGAGCGACGGAGCATTTGGCAGAATAGCCTTGTATATGCACTCTGCCAAGCTGTGCGGCTGCTTCTGATGGACAAGATCAAGGAGGGACGGAAATGAGAATTGACGGCAAAACCCTGCCCAACAACCCCATGAAAGCGTATCAGCAGGGAAAGCTGATAGGGACAAAGCAGAATATGGATTTGGTATCCGAAGTGCTGCTTACAAAGTTTGGATTCCATGTGCTGGAGGAAACGCCGGACAGCCACGACACCATGAGCATTGAGTATCTGCAAAAGTGCCTTGTGAAGCTGGTGAATGCAAAGAACAGCGGCTATGTGACCAAGAAAGACATTGCGGACGCGCTGCGGAGCGACTACAAACTAATCAACAACGCAGAGTGAGGAGGCGGGCATGAGTCGAAAACAAACGCTGCCGTATGATGTGCGGCTTGAGTGCATCGCCTATGTCAGAGGTTATCCCCGGAGAGTACAGGCATACAACGATGCGCGGAGCGAGATACTGAGCGGCGGAAGCAGTGCAACAGAGGGTATGCCCCGATCACCCAGCATTGGTAGACCGGCAGAGAGCAAGGCGGAGCAGCTTGCCGCCATAGAAAACTGGCCGGAAACCAAGAAAATGCGGGCAGTGGAATACGCCATAGATCGATGTGGGCGGGATTTGGAGAGTGAGAGCATCCGAAAGCAGCTTACACAGGGGATCATGCGCAACTGTCAGGGCAAGCACAAGTATTCTCGAAGTAGGATCATCGTGCCGGGGATAAGCGAGCGGACATTCAGCAGGAGAAAAGAGCAGTTTTTGCTTGACATAGCCATATATTGTGGTTTTGCAGAGAAAGTTGGCACAAATTCCACCTAATGATGTGCTACAATAGGTACAGTGGATGATAAGGCATAGCCATCCACCCGTCTTTCCACTCAACCCGTTTCCTCCATCTTATGCGCCGCCGGTATTGGGCGCACCTTTTGGCACCGAAAGGTCATACCGGCACAAACAGCCTGTAGGGAAACCTACGGGCTGTTGTTATATGCCGTGCGCTCGTTGCACCCCGCGATCAGGGGCGGGAGGTCGCACCTCCCACACGGCACAAATATATGCGGGCGGAAGCTGGGAGGAATCAGCTCCGATAGTAAAATTTCGGGTTCGCAGGTTCGAATCCTGTCGCCTGCACAAGAGGCCGGGTAGCACCCGGACACTGTGAGACCGTTCGTCGTGGCTCACATGGAAATGACAATGCTTGCTGAAAACTGCGCGTGAGGATGCGTCCTCCTTGCCATGACCGAACAGCGGCGCTTGAGATGCTTGCGGGGCCTCAAGCGGGCATGAGCGTGTGACAATCTAAGCGGGAAGACGGACAATATGCGGCATAGGTGCCCCGTAAGGGGAGACCACAGCGAGTGACGGGGACTTTCCCTGAAGCGCTAAAGCAGGGTAGGACTGCAATGCCGTACCATCCCGGCCAGCGGGCGAGGAAGCGTAAAAAGCTAAGTATCAGGCGGCTGGTATAATTGCAAAGTTCCTGATGGCTGGTAGGAAGACGTAGCGCAGCCGGGAGCCGATAAATAAGATCTTGCGTACCATGTTTGGCTCGGGGAGAGCCGGACACGCAAGATGTGTATGCCCCTCAAAATCGAAGGCTTGCGCTTATGCGTGGGGTAATGGTAGAGACTGCGGGGCGGGTAAAGTCTGCTATGTAAGGCCAAGGGGTGGGGGCTGGTAGCAAAACAGGAGGATGGCATGGAAATCACAAAGCGGCGGCTTGCGGATATTGTACCGTATGCCGCAAATGCAAAAAAGCATGATAAGCGGCAAATCAACAACGTTGCGGAGAGCATCAAGCAGTACGGCTTTGTACAGCCGATTGTGATTGACCGTGACGGCGTGATTGTAATCGGCCACTGCCGCGCTCTGGCGGCAAAAAAGCTGGGCATGGAAGAAGTGCCCTGTGTCTGCGTGGACGATCTGACACCGGAGCAAGTGAACGCCCTGCGGTTGGTGGACAACAAGAGCAACGAGAGCGATTGGGACTTTGACCTGCTGAAAGGCGAACTGCCGGAGTTGGATTTATCGGCGTTTGATTTTGACTTTTCTTTTCCGGAGCTGGACGAATCCGAAATTGAAGAAATGACCAACGAGCAAAGAGAGCAGGAGTTTCGGGAAAGGATGGAGCGTGGAGAGCTTTCAGACGATGATGAGGACTACCAAGCTTTCCTTGAAAAGTTCGAGGCGAAGAAAACAACGGACGATTGCTACACGCCGGATAACATCTACGAAGCAGTAAGAGATTGGGCGGCTGAGAAGTACGAAATTGGCAATGCCGCAATTGTGCGCCCGTTTTATCCGGGCGGAGATTATAAAAGCGAGAAATACCCTTCTGGGTGTGTTGTGATAGACAATCCGCCTTTTTCCATTATTTCAGAAATCTGCGAGTGGTACACAAGCAAGAGAATCAACTTCTTTCTGTTCGCTCCAACGCTTACACTCCTCGGAATTATGCGCGGCTCGGCAAACTATGTGGCGTGCGGGTGCGGAGTTGTGTATGAAAACGGCGCGTCTGTCAATACGTCGTTTGTTACCAACATGGGGGGCAATAAGATTGTCGCTGCCGCTGATTTAAGAGAAATACTGGATGACGAGAACAAAAAGAATCTCAAAAAGTTGCACAGAGAACTGCCGAAATACTCATATCCAGATGAGGTTTTGACAGCAACGATGCTGTGTTATATGGCAGCTCACGGCGTAAGCCTTGAAATTAGAGAAAGAGATGCACATTTTATCCGCGCGCTTGACGCACAGAAAGCGTCGGGGAAAGGCTTGTTCGGCTCCGGCTTTTTGCTATCGGAAAAGGCTGCTGCGGAAAAGGCTGCTGCGGAAAAGGCTGCTGCGGAAAAGGCTGCTGCGGAGAAAGTAAGAGTATGTAATACAAACGGGTGGGAACTTTCCGACAGAGAAAAGAAAATCGTGGCAGGGCTTGGGCATGACGATTGAAGAAGCACAGGCAATTATTGCCAAAACAAATAGCCCATATCTAAAGCGGGACATGGAGAAGTTTATTAAACGCCAGCAGAGAAAGGAGGGCGCGTATGGCAAGGCCAAGAAAGGAAATAGATCAGAAGCAGTTCGAGAACCTCTGCGGCCTGCAATGCACGCTTGAGGAAATCTGCGGCTGGTTTGATGTATGCTCGGACACATTGGAAACATGGTGCAAACGAACCTACAAGAGAAGTTTTTCGGAAGTTTTTGCACAAAAGCGAGGAGCGGGGAAAATTTCACTGCGTCGGAGCCAGTGGCGGCTTGCGGCAACGAACGCAAGCATGGCGATTTGGCTGGGGAAACAGTACCTTGGGCAGCGCGATATTGTGGAGCTGGGTTTGCCGACTGACAACACGCAGGATGACGCATTGAGTGTGAGCCTGCGTGAAATGGCAGAAGGGTTGGAGAGCGATGATTAGCCCGAAGCAGCAGAAGATTCTTGCTTTCCCCTATTCCAAGTATGACGCGCTAATCTGCGACGGTGCCGTGCGTTCCGGCAAGACCTCCATCATGATGTGGGCGTTCGTCCGCTGGGCGATGGAAAATTTCAGCGGTCAGCGCTTCGGCGTGTGTGGCCGCACGGTGGATAGCTGCACCAAGAACATCATCGTGCCGTTTACGGCGATGAGTCTTGCAAAGGAACGTTATATCATCCGCTGGCGGCGCGGTGACAAGGTGATGGAAGTGCGGCGCGGAGCCGTGACGAATTACTTTGAGGTGTTCGGCGGTAAGGACGAGGCAAGTTATACGCTGATCCAAGGCCGCACGCTGGCGGGTGTGCTGCTGGACGAAGTGGTGCTGATGCCGCGCTCGTTTGTGGAGCAGGCGATGACCCGCTGCTCCGTTGACGGTGCAAAGCTGTGGTTTTCTTGCAACCCGGGCAGTCCACAGCATTGGTTTTATACAGAGTGGATCAAGCGAAACCGAGAGCGGAACGCGCTGTATCTGCATTTTGAAATGACGGACAACCCCGGGCTGTCGCAGAAAACGCTGGAGCGGTATCAGTCGATGTTTACGGGCGTGTTTTATGATCGTTACATCCGTGGACTGTGGGTGCTGGCCGAGGGGCTGATCTATCCCATGTTTGACGAGAGCTGCATTGTGGACGAGCTGCCGGAAAAGGGAGAATACTATGTTTCCTGCGACTACGGAACACTTAACCCGTTTTCTGCAGGACTTTGGTGCTGGGACGGCAAGTCGGCCACGCGCATCCGCGAGTATTACTATTCCGGGCGCGAGAACCAAAAGAACAAGACAGACGAGGAATACGCTGACGAAATTAAAAAGCTCATTGGCGAGGCGGATGTCAAAAGCATTATCGTTGACCCGTCTGCCGCTTCGTTTATCGAGGTCTTGCGGCGGCGCGGTTATATGGTCCGCAAGGCCAACAACGATGTGACAAACGGGATTATGACTACGGCGCGGTTTTTGCAAGACGGCATTCTCAAGGTGCATCGTGGCTGCAAAGACTGCATCCGCGAGTTTGGGCTATATCGGTGGGACGAAAAATCCGCCGACGACAGGCCAATCAAGGAAAACGACCACGCAATGGACGAAACACGCTATTTTGCCTATACGATTTTGAAAAATAAGGCGTATAAGTGCGATTATGTCCCCATTTGGAGCAGATAGGAGTGAGAGGTTATCAAAACTTACAATGACCTTGTTGCGGTCGGAGAAAGTGACCAGGCGCGGATTGGGTTTATTCGCGGAGCAATCAACGAGCATCGCGAATCCCACGCATACAAGACGGCGGCGGATGCGGAGGAATACTATAACGGCCTGAATCCGACTATCAACCGCTATGAAAAGATCATCTACGATATGCAGGGCCGCGCCCACACGGATATGTGGACGGCAAACCATAAGCTGGCCAGCCGGTTCTTCGGCCTGGCGGTCGATCAGGATGTTTCCTATCTGCTGGGTAACGGCGTAACCTTTGCGGAGAAGGAAACACCGAACAAGCTATGCCCGGACTTTGACCAGGAAGTCATGGATGCGGCGCGTGAAGCGAAAATCGCAGGCGTGTCTTTTGGCTTTTGGGATCTGACGCATTTGCGTGTGTTCTCCCTGCTTGAGTTCGTCCCCCTCTATGATGAAGAGGACGGCGCGATGAAAGCCGGTATCCGGTTCTGGCAGGTGGCACAGGATAAGCCTATGAGAGCGACGCTGTATGAGATCGACGGCTTTACCGAGTATTTCCAGCCCAGCGGCGAGGATATGGCCGTCATGCAGCCAAAGCGCAGCTATAAGCTGATCGAGCGCAAGGCGGAAGTCGGCGAAACAGAGATTTACGACGGCGGGAATTATCCGAGTTTCCCCATCGTCCCGCTGAAAAACAACAAGCGGTGTCTCTCCGAAATCGTCGGCAAGCGCAACACCATCGACGCGCTGGATCTGGCGTCCTCGAACATGGTTAACAATGTGGATGAGGGCAACCTGATTTATTGGGTGCTGTCTAACTGCAACGGCATGGACGACCTCGACGATGCAAAGTTTGTGGAGCGCTTGAAAACCACGCACGTTGCCCACGCCAACGGCGATGATGGCGCAAAGGTGGAGAGTAAAACCATCGAGGCACCCTATGAGGGCACCAGCAGCACCATTGATATGCTCAAGAAAAAGCTATACGAGGATTTTCAGTGCTTTGACGCGGCGGCGGTATCTGCCGGGAACCAGACGGCGACCGCGATCAAGGCCAGCTATGTGCCGCTGGATCTGAAAACAGACAAGTTTGAATCCGAGGTCACGCGGTTTATTGTGGAAATCCTGCGTCTGGCGGGCATTGAGGACAAGCCGAGCTACACGCGCAATCAGATCATCAACAAGAGCGAGGAAACGCAGAACATTCTTCTGGGTGCGGCGTATTACGATGACGAATACATCACAAAGAAGCTGCTGACGATCAACGGTGACATTGACCAGTACGAGGACATGGCAAAGCGGAAGGCTGCAGAAGAGATTGACCGAAGCTTTGCGGAACCGGATGCGCCGGAGGTGAACGGCGATGGCGAACAGTGACCTCGGCCACAAGCTGACCGACAAGGAGCTTGCAAAGCTGGAGCAGCGTATTGCAAAACTATACCGCGAGGCGGGGGAAGAACTGCAAGCTACCATCGACGCATATTTTGAGCAATTCAAAAAGCGCGACGAGGAAATGAAGACGATGATCGGCACCGTGCAAAACGGCAAGGAATGGACGGAGGCCGACTATAAGCAATGGCGGCTCAACCAGATCGGGCGCGGGAAACGCTATCAGGCAATGCGCGATAAGGTGGCGCAGAGGGCGACCGACGCAAACGCTGTGGCGGTTTCCTATACCAATGATGCGACGCCGGGTATTTACAGCCTGAACCGCAATTATGCGGCTTACACTATTGAACAGGTCGCTGGGAATATCGGCTTTGACCTGTGGGACGAGCAGACGGTAAAGCGGCTTATGGTAGAGCAGCCGGACTTAATGCCGTACTACCCAAAGGACAGGGCACTGAAACGCGGTATCGACCTCGCGTATGGCAAGAAGCAAATCACGGCAAGCGTCACCAGCTCCATCTTGCAGGGAAAGAGCATCAAGCACATGGCGGATGATCTGCAAAAGCGCATTACCACCATGAGTCGCGATTCCGCCATCCGCACCGCCCGCACAGCCGTGACCGGCGCGCAGAACGCCGGACGCATGGACAGCTACGCGGCCGCGGAGAAGATGGGGATAAAGCTCAAAAAAGAATGGTTGGCTACGCTGGACGCGCGTACACGCCACTCTCATGCCATGCTTGACGGCGAACAAGTGGCGCAGGAAAAGAAGTTTTCTAACGGTTGTCGTTTTCCCGGTGACCCACAAGGACCACCGTGGGAGATATATAACTGCCGCTGTACGCTGATTGCCGCCGTGGATGGGGTAGATACATCAGACGGGCTGCGTAGGACACGCGACGGGCTTATATCTGACATGACATATGCGCAGTGGGAAGCATCGAAGCAGGGATACAGCGGCAAACAGTTATCCCCATATCACATGGGGAGCGAAAAATCTGCAAAGGATGTTACGAAGAAATACATAGATTCCGCCAAGCCCCGCATGGGTAAGGTGCGATACGAGAACGGATACCGCATAAAAGGGCACAAGACCGAAATCGAAGTTGCAAACCAACTCAGAGATCAATTTGGCGGGAAGTTCGTGCTGTTGAAAGAAGCGAATGCGCAGGGGATAAAAACGCCGGACTACCTGTGGCGCGGTAAACAGTGGGAATTGAAAAGTATATCAACAGCGAAAGCGGCAGATATGGCGATTCGAAAAGCCACAAAGCAGATTGCAAAAACTCCTGGAGGGGTTGTGTTACAGTGCACAGAATCCATCAATACCGATGAGCTTATACGCATTGTAGATAATATAGCAGTTCGCAGCGTGGTTAGCACTGGGTTCGGTTTTGATGTGATTGCATTGGAAGAGAACGGTTCTCTCCTATTCGCACGAAGGTATAAAAAATGAGCCGCCCCCCCTCCAGTAACGGGAAGAGGTTCGGCTCGAAAAACGGAAACATGAGTTTCCTCACTGTCAGTATATGCAATCCCCGTAAAAAAGTCAAGAGGTATTTTGTGATGAGCGTTGAAATCACCGACAACAGCAAAGAAGTCTCTGCTGCCATCAAAGCGGCGCTGCTGCGCGGGCTTGAAAAATGCGGGCTGGTGGCAGAGGGATATGCGAAAAAGCTGTGCCCCGTGGATACCGGCAATCTGCGCAACAGCATTACCCATGTGGTAGACGAGCAGGAACCGGCGGCAATCATCGGAACGGATTCTGAGTACGGTGCGTATGTGGAATTAGGAACCGGCATTTACGCCGAAGGTGGCGGCGGACGGCCTACACCGTGGGTGTATCAGGACGCAAAGGGAAATTGGCATTACACGCGTGGCAACAAGGCACAGCCGTTTTTGAAACCTGCTGCCGCCGACCATGCCATCCAATACCGGAAGATATTGGAGGACGAACTGAAATAGGAGCTAATTGCTTACAAATTGTATGCAGTTGGCTCTTTTTGTTAATTACCGCAAAGGACAGCGGTTTTTATAAAACTATCGTTTCCGAAGGAACGGAACCGAAGAAAAGGAGATAGTGTCATGGCACTTACACGAAAACTTTTGAAGGGTATGGGGCTTACCGATGAGCAGGTTGATACCATCATCGAGGCGCATACCGACACCGTGGACGGCCTCAAGGCGGATGTGACCCGCTACAAGGCCGATGCGGAGAAGCTACCCGGCGTTCAGAAGCAGTTGGACGACCTCAAGGCAGCGGGTGACGGCGGTTACAAGGAGAAGTACGAGAAGGAACACTCGGCCTTTGAAGCCTTTAAGACCGACATCACGGCAAAGGAAAGCAAGGCGGCAAAGGAAAAGGCCGTGCGTGCTTACTTTGAGAGCAAAAACATCACCGGCGCGAATTTGGACCTTGCGATGCGCGGCTGTGGCGAAGAAATGGCCGCATTGGAGATGGACGGCGACAAGATCAAGGACACCAAGAGCCTTGATGCGCTCGTAGACGGCACCTACAAGGGGCTTGTCTCCACCACACAGACGCACGGAGCGAATCCCGCCAACCCCCCGGCAAACACCGGCGGCGCAAAATCCCGAGAGGACATCTACAAGAAGGACGATAAAGGCCGCTATGTGATGTCTACGGCGGAGCGCCAGAAAGCGCTTGCCGATCTGATGGCAAGCGAAAATAACTGATTTTTTGAAAGGAGCTATTTATGGCTGCGAAAACTAACGTAACAACTTCTGCACAGTTTACCACTTCCGCCCGTGAGGTGGATTTCGTGTCCCGCTTCGCCGATAACTGGGACGCACTGCGTAACATCATGGGCATTATGCGTCCCATTCGCAAGGCCCCCGGCACGAAGCTGGTTTCCTACAAGGCCAGCGTGGACGGTGGCCTCAAGGGCGGCACCGTGGCAGAGGGTGACGAGATCCCCTTCACCAAGATGAAGGTGGCCCCTGTTACCTACGGCGATATCGATATTAACAAGTACGCCAAGAGCGTGACCATCGAGAGTGTCGCAAAGTACGGCGCTGACGTTGCCGTGGAGAAGACCGACGAGGCTTTCCTCGTGGCCCTGCAGAACAAGGTCCTGACCGACTTCTACACCTTCCTCGGTACCGGCACTTTGAAGGTGACCGAGAAAACGTGGCAGCGTGCTCTGGCTATGGCTAAGGGCAAGGTGCTGGACAAGTTTGCCGGTCTGGATAAGGACGTGACCGAGGTGGTGGGCTTTGCCAACATCATCGACGCTTACGATTACCTGGGCGACAAGGAGATCACCGTGCAGACGATGTTCGGCATCAACTACGTGGAGAACTTCATGGGCTACCGCACCCTGTTCCTGCTGCCCGAGAAGTACATCGCCTCCAAGAAGGTGATCGCTCTGCCCGTGGAGAACATCGACCTGTACTATGTAGACCCGAGCGACAGCGACTTTGCCAAGCTGGGGCTGAATTACACCGTGAAGGGCGAGACCAACCTGATCGGCGTCCATGTTGACGGCGATTACAGCCGCGCCACGGGCGATATGTACGCCATCATGGGCATGAAGCTGTGGGCTGAGTATCTGGACGGCATTGCCGTGGCTACCGTTTCTGTGGCCGACGCGGGCTAAATAGGAGGGCAGCGTAATGCTTGAACAAGTCTTACGGCACTTGAACAACTGGTTCCTTGTGGAGATTCACGAGGGCACGTTCGCCGTGGAGAACGGCAGCATTGCGCTGCCCTTTCTCCTGACCAATCAATATTTCCGCATCTGCGGCTCTGTGTTTAATGACGGTCTGCATCAATATCCGGCGGCTGACCTTACGGATGAAACCTTTACCGGAACGGTGTGGGTGTTGGCTGTTCCGAAGGCTGTGGTTTTGCTTGCCGAAGATATCGCCGCGTGGGAAGAAAAGAACGGTGAAGCCGTTTTAAGCCCGTACACGAGCGAAAGCTTCGGCGGGTACAGTTACACAAAGGCAAGCGGCGGAAATGCCGACACGAGCGCCGGGACGGGATGGCAGGGCGCTTTTAAAGGCCGGTTAAATGACTGGCGCAAGCTCAAGGGGGTGGAACCGTGAGTCTACTGGACGATTTTGCCCACAAGTGCATTTTGATGGAGAAAAAGCGCACGCCTGACGGAGCGGGCGGCTACATCACCGCGTGGGAAGAGGGAGCGGAGTTCCTCAATTACCAGTCTCTTGACACATCGATGGAGGCGCGAAAAGCGGAAAAGGACGGTGTTACCTCGGTATATTCCGCACTGGTCAATCAGCGCGTTCCCATCGAGTACAACGATTATTTCCGCGATACGGAAACGGGGATTACCTATCGTGTGACCTCGAATCCCGAGGAAAAAGCTGCGCCAAGGTCTGCGGGGGCGACCGTCCGAGCACTGAAATTCTTCACCGCCGAACGAAAGGAGCTGCCGAAATGACAAAAGACAAGGCACTCCATGCGTGGTTTTCCCAATTCCTCCCTTCGTATCCGACCTCGAATGTGCCGGAAGACGCGACCTTTCCGTGGCTGACCTATGAGCTTATCACCGGATCATGGGAGAGCGGCGAAATCCCGCTGACGGTCAACCTCTGGTATTACACCGAGAGCGAAGCGATGCCCAACGCAAAGGCACAAGAAATCAGCGACGCAATCGGCATGGGCGGCTGTATGGTCGCCTATGACGGCGGAGCAATGTGGATCAAGCGTGGCTCCCCGTGGTGTCAGAACATCGCGGACGAAAGCGATAAAAACATCAAGCGAAGGTATCTCAACATCACGGTAGAATACCTATCGCAAAACTGATGAAAGGAAGAAAATATGAAATTCACTAAAATTCCCTCCGATGCATTTCAAAAGCTCCAGATCAACGCCGGTATTTTGACCACTGACTTTACTCCCGCCACCGGTACCATCGGTGAAGCCGGTCAGATCGGCGCAACCACCGGCGGGATCAATTTTACCGCCATTCCGACCTATACGGACTTTGGCGAGGATATCGACAACTGCCCCAAAAACATGAAAGAGCTGAAGCGGATCGAAGCGTGGGAAGTGAAAATGGCCGGCACGTTTGTCAATGCGTCCACTGCGATCGCAAAGAGCCTTTGCGGTGCTGCCGATGTGGGTACCAGCGATGGGAAGGTCACGCCTCGGAACGATCTGTCGGACGCTGACTTTGCCGACATCTGGCTGGTGGGCGACTACTCCGACAAGAACGGCGATAAAAATGGCGGCTTCATCGCCATCCACCTGATGAACGCACTGTCTACCGGCGGCTTCCAGCTGAAGACCAGCGACAAGGCGAAGGGGCAGTTCGCGTTTGAGTATACGGCCCACTACTCCATGAGCGCACAGGACACTGTGCCATTTGAGATCTACATCAAGGCCGGTACGGCGGAGGCGTAACACCATGAAACTGTCAAAAATTAAGGGGGAGCGAGTGTTTGATGTTATCGCAGACATTATCGATCCTATTGCCAACATAGCCGAGGACAAAGTAGCCGCAGCGTTGTTTCAGCGTCAGAAGCTCCCGGATGGCGTAAATGCAAAGGACTTTGTATTGGCAAGGGTTAAGAAATCTGCTCCGCTGCTTTTGCGTGGGCACAAGAAAGATCTGATCGCAATTTTGGCGGCTGTGGAAGGCGTGCCTGCAAAAAAATATGCCGCCGGGCTGACGCTTGCCAAGTTGTTGGTTGATGTTACTGAGCTTATGACGGACGAGGCCTTTACAGACCTTTTTACATCTGCGCAGACCGAGACGGCAGAAACGCCGTCCGGCTCTGTGCAGGAGAATATCGGGGAAGCCAAAGAGTAAAGCCATTTCTGTCATACTGTGTAGCGCGGTATAAGCAGGATGCAGAAGAAAAAGCATATCGAATTTATTCTGCTGACCTGCTTAAAGCAATATGCGAGCGATGCGCGGGCGTTTCAATCGATAAACGATATATTGAAATTATAGATGTGAGCAAAAAAGACAACCGCTCCTGTGAAGAAATCACCAGAGATATTGTCAATCGGTGCGGGTTACAAGTTAAAAAAGCCGCCCCGTGAAGGGGCGGCGGGCGAATATGCATTACTTGAGGACATAATCAGAAATCATTCTTCCGATTTTCCCGATGTCTGTACCTCCCTTAAACTCGAACTTTGCGACATAACCATTGGAGAATGTCAGGACAAGTTCGCTATCCGGGATGATTTCGGCAAAGCCTGGGGTTTGCACGGAGAAAAACTGCACTTTCGAATAGGGCATAGAGCCGAAGGACTTGCGCTTTCCTGTAATCCCCTGTACATCAACCGATATGACTCGTTTGTTAGTAAAAATCAGCTGGTCGCGTACGGTCTTAAATGCGGCAGCGATTTCTTCCCCGTCAATCAACAAGCCATTCACTTCACCACGCACATCGGAAACGGGAATCGGCTTTAAGTCCCACGCAGAATCTTTGTTAAAACTTATCATAAATAATCCCTCCTTGCCGATATCATACCATACTATCAATGGAATGTCACGAATAATTTTCAGAATTTACAAAGAGAGCGAGGTGAACGCATGAATCTTCTTGATCTGTTTGTGAAAATATCTGTGCAAGACGAGGCGAGCGAAAATGTAGAGACATTATCAGGAAAATTCAAAAATGGGCTTGCCGCTGCGGCTAAAGTCGGCGCCGCAGCTGTAAGTGCGGCTGCTACCGGCATTGCCGTGCTTACAAAAAAAGCGCTTAACAACTATGCTGAGTATGAACAACTGGTCGGTGGCGTTGATACGCTATTCAAGGATAGCTCTGCAAAAGTTCAAGAATATGCAGCAAATGCATATAAGACTGCAGGACTATCCGCTAACGAATATATGGACACAGTTACAAGTTTTTCTGCGTCCTTGCTGCAATCGCTTGGCGGTGATACAGAAGCGGCGGCAGACATGGCTAATGTTGCAATCACGGATATGTCTGACAATGCAAATAAAATGGGCACGGATATGGCATCTATCCAGAACGCCTATCAGGGGTTTGCCAAGCAGAACTATACCATGCTTGATAACCTGAAGCTTGGCTATGGTGGAACAAAAGAAGAAATGCAGCGCCTTATTGACGATGCAAACGCTCTAAACGCTGCCCAAGGTAAATACACAAATTACAGCATTGAAAGCTATGCGGATATTGTCAGCGCAATCCATGATGTTCAAGTTGAAATGGGCATATACGGAACAACGGCAGATGAAGCAAGCACCACCATCCAAGGCTCTGTTTCATCCATGAAGGCCGCATGGAGCAACCTGCTTACCGGCATTGCTGACGATAACGCCGATTTCAAAACACTTATAGAGCAGTTCGTTGATAGTCTTGTTACCGTTGGCGAAAATATCATTCCGCGCATAAATATCATCATCCAAGGGCTTACGCAACTCATAACAGAAGCGTCCCAAACAATCATTCCGATGGCAGTCCAGATTTTGCTTGAAAACCTGCCAAGCATTGTTGCTGCTGGCATGGATTTAATCATTGCGCTTGTAAGCGGCATCCTTGACAACATCGATATGCTGATTGACTGTGTGCTGGAAATGGTTGATGTCATAGTCGATAAGCTGATTGACAACCTGCCGAAACTGATCGATGGTGGAATCAGGCTGATTGCTGCACTTGCTAATGGACTGATTCGTGCCATACCGAATTTGGTATCAAAAATTCCACAAATCATTTCGTCTATCGTGAAGGGGATTATCAGCGGCATCCCTGCAATTTTCGATGTCGGCAAGAACATAGTCGAAGGACTTTGGAACGGCATCAAAAGCATGGGTTCGTGGGTTTCTGGAAAAGTAAAAGACTTTTTCGGTGGAATTGTAGGTGGAGTTAAGGATTTCTTGGGCATCCACTCCCCGTCTAAAGTGTTCGCCGGTATTGGCGGCTTTATGGCTGAAGGCTTAGGCGAAGGCTTTGACGATCAATTCAAGTCCGTAAAAAAGGACATTGAAAACAGCATGGACTTTGACGCTGGCACAATTACCGCAGATGCGAACATCAGCAGGCACTATACAAGTGGTTCTTACGGAGCAGCAAGCACAAGCTGGGGCGGCGATTCCGGAAAAATTGTAATGCTGCTGGAACAGTATTTGCCTATGCTGGCAAATATGAAAGTCATCATGGACAGCGGTCAGGTTGTCGGTTTGCTTGCCCCCGGCATGGATGAAGAACTAGCCAAAATCAATGCGAGGAGGGCAAGGGCCGTATGATAGGAAAAGTATTTTTTGACGGAAAAGACACTTACACAGAATACGGCCTGCTGCTTGCAAGCAAGTCCATAGCTCTGCCGGAAGTCCGCACGAACATGATCGATGTTCCGGGCCGGGACGGTCTGCTTGACGCGTCCGAAGTGTTGACCGGAGAAGTCACCTATAAGAACCGTATTATTACACTGAAGCTCACCGGCGTGGACACGGTGAGCGGCAAGACATGGCCTGCTACGATTTCCGATTTCTGCAACAAAGTCCACGGCAAGCACGTTAAAATAACATTCCCCGAGGACACCGCCCATTTTTACAGTGGGCGGTGCTCCGTTGGGCAGGTGGAGCTTGTCAAAATAAAGCAGACAATTCCCGTTACTGTTGATTGCGATCCGTGGAAATACAAGAAAGAGAAAACAACTGTGACACGGGCTGATTTGGGAACGGCATATAAACAGCTTACGCTACCGAATGAAAGCCGCCCGGTTATTCCCACAATCACGGTGGCGCAAGATACCGTATTACTTTGGGACAACAACACCATCAATGCCAGCGCTGGAGATCACATTTTCCCCGCCATTCGGCTTGCGGCTGGCAGCAACAGCCTGAAGGCGAAGGTGGCCAGCGGCACCGGTAGCATCACCGTTACATATCAGGAGGCCAGCCTGTAATGTACCAACTAAAATATCAAAACTATATCCTGTATGACCCTCGGCTTGCGGATGAAAAACTAATCGTCCGTGACCCCTCTGTTAAGCTTGCGGTGAGCAAAGCGGGTGAGATGACTTTCACGCTGGGCGCTGACCATCCGTATTTAAGCAATCTTCGGCGCATGAGCGGCCTTGTGGAACTGCTGGACGGCACTTTTCCCATATACAGGGGCAGAATCACCACCGACACAAAAGACTTCTACGGGGCGCATAAAATTGAAACAGAAGGCATTATGGCGGCGCTGAATGATAGCATCATCAAGCCATTCAGTTTCCCGGAAGATTTCAAGGATGATGATGACTACAAAGCCGCAGCCGCAAGCGGGAATGTGGTTGACTTCTTCTTCCGCTGGATTTTAGGGCAGCACAACAGCCAAGTGTCCGCAGAGCAGCAGATCAGGCCCGGAGTGTGTACCGTAACAGACCCGAACAATTACATCACACGCAGCTCCAAGGAGTACGCCACGGCGATGACCACTATTTCCGATAAGCTGGTCAAGTCCTCTCTTGGCGGGAATCTGCTAATCCGTTATGAGAATGACGGCAATTATTTGGATTATTACGCCGCGCTGCCGCTGACCAACACGCAGCCGGTGGAGTTCGCCGAAAACCTGCTTGATCTTACCAGCGAAACGGACGGCGCGGACATTTACACCGCTATTCTTCCGGAGGGCAAGGACGGGTTGACCATCGAAGCGCTGTCAGATGGTGATTTGACAGATGACCTTGTTAAATCCGGGCTTACTATTTATAGCAAGTCTGGCATGGCCACATACGGGCGCATTACCCGGCACATCAAATGGGATGATGTGACTGTTGCCGCCAACCTTCAGACCAAGGCGAAGGCGGCGCTGGCTGACAATGGCCTGTCCATGCCGGAGACCATCACCTGCAAGGCAGTTGATTTGGGCTGGCAAGATGGCATCCAGCATTTCCGGGTGGGCCGGATGACGGCCCTTTTCAGCACTCCGCACGGCTACAGCGCGTCCTATCCGCTGATGGAGTTGGCCCCGGATATTCTTGACCCCGGCAACACACAAATCACGCTGGGCGCTACCCAGCAAACCTACACGGGGGCGCAGATAGATGCCAAGCGTGAAACGGATAAACGCATCGAAAGCACACGGCAGGAGATTTCTGAGCGGGTGGACGAATCTTCAAGCCAAGTGATTCAGGCCACACACCAGCAGATTACCGATCTGCAGCAGAATGTCAACTCCATCATCCTGTCCGCTCTGGAAAACTATGTAGAAACCGGGGATTTTGACAGCTACAAAGAGGAGGTCAGCACAAAGCTGTCTGTGCTGACTGACCAGCTGAGCATTGACATCACTAAGGTAACCGAGCGCATTGACAAGGTGGACGGCGATCTGCAAAGCAAGTACAGCGAGATCACAAAGGCTTTCCGGTTTACGTCTGACGGCCTAATCATTGGCGAAACGGGCAATGAAATCCTGCTGCGGCTGGATAATGATGTGTTGCAGTTTGTCCGCAACAACACACCGGAGTTGCAGATCACCGCAGAGGGCGTGGAAGCAATGCGTATCAAGGTATCTATCCTCTGCATCGGAAACGTGGTTTGGACGGAGGACGAAAACGGCGATGTAATTGCCAGTTGACAGGAGTTGAGAACATGGCGTCCATTTACAGCAGCACAAACAAAGGCTGGCGCTTGCGTCTGGATTGGTCAATCACAGGCCAGTCTATCGCAGACAACAAAAGTACATTAAGTCTTGATTTGTGGGTATATGACGGAACCGGATATTCCCAAAACGAGAGCAGCGGCGAAGCGTATTATATACTTCAGGGCGAAAAACGCTGGAATCCGTATAATTACAGTTCCACCGGATGGTACAAACTGGGCAGCAAGACTATTACAGTCAGCCATAATGCAGACGGCACGAAAAGTATTGCGCTGACAGCAGAATGGGACTGTGGCTTTGACAGCGCCTACACACCACGCCATTTGTCCTTGTCAGAAACGGTGACGCTAACCACCATCCCAAGAGCGTCCACGGCCACCACGAGCGGCTCCACGCTGGGGGAGACCTTGACCATCACCATCAAGCGGGCCAGCAGCAGCTTTAAGCACAAACTCTATTACACATGCGGCAGCGTCAAGGATCAACTGATTGCAGAGAATGTAAGCACATCGTACAGTTGGAATGCGCCGCCTGTGTCTCTGGCACAGCAAGCACCAAACGCAGAGACTGTGGCGCTCACACTCACAGTAAAGACGTACAATGGCAGCACCTATGTTGGAGCGTGGTCAACGGCTGTTAAGCTTGCCGTGCCGTCAACCGTGGTTCCGGCCCTGTCTGTTGCAATCAGCGATCCAACAGGTGTGTCCAACACCTATGGTGGATATGTCCAGCTTCGCAGCAAAGTCAAAGTAGATATCACCGCATCTGGGGCGCAAGGCAGTTCCATCAAGTCTTACAGTATCAAGGTGGGCAGCATCTACGCTGCGACATCGGCCAGTGGTACAACGGATTATCTACCCGGTTCTGGCGAACTGACTGTTTCCTGTGCTGTCACAGATAGCCGAGGGCGCACGACTACAAAGACACAAAGTATCGCTGTCCTCGCTTATAGCAAACCAGCAATTACTGCTATTTCTGCCGCCCGTTGCAATGCCGATGGAACAGCAAACCGGGCTGGCACTTATGGCAAGGTGACTTTCTCCGGGGCCATTACTTCACTTTCTGCTAAAAACACCGCAGCATATGCGGTGCAGTATAGGGAAGTCGGCGCTGAAGATTGGACTACGGCAGGCCGACCGGCGGCGGGAAACTATGATCCTGCTGATATTTCTGCCGTGTTTGCTGCAGACAAGAGCAAACGCTACGAGGTGCGTGTGGTGGCGACGGATGCATGGGAGGGTGTAGGTTCCTCACTGAGAGATCTGCCGGCAGCGTATGCCCTTTACCATCTGGCAAAGCATCTGCTGTCTGTGGGGCTTGGCCGTCTCTGCGACAAGGCAAACGCATTGCAAGTTGGGTTGGATGCTTACTTTGACAGGGATGTACAGATAGACGGTGCATTGGTGGTAGGAGGGACAACGCTGCTGGATTATGCTCACCCGGTTGGGAGTGTATACATCTCCACCTCTGCCACACATCCATCCGATCTTTTTGGCGGCGGGACATGGGAGCGCATAAAGGATGTATTCTTGCTGGCGGCGGGTGATACATTCGCAGCTGGTGCCACCGGCGGCGAGGCCAGCCACACCCTGACGACAGCGGAGATGCCCAGCCACGGGCACAACCCGGCCAATGAGCCAGGATACTACGGATTTATCACCAACAGCAAGAAAGCGTTCACCGTAGGCGACATGGGGTCGCAGAGCGGAAGCGGAAGATATTACCCCTATGCAGCGGCGGCATTTGACATCAGCCGCAACACCCTGACGGGCACCACCGGCGGCGGGAAGGCTCATAACAATATGCCGCCATATCTGACGGTGTATGCTTGGCGGCGAACAGCCTAATCGTCTCGCTGCGGGTCAGTGGAAAATGGGGGTGTAAGGAGGTGATACCACCTTATAACATAGCCCCAGAGGAGAAAGGAAATTATTGAATGGAAACAATCGTCGTAGCTCTCATCACCGGCGGTTTGTCGCTGCTGGGGGTAATCATCACCAGCAACAAGACCACCCGTGATGTGCAGGCCAAGCTGGACACGCAGCAGGCCGTCACCGACACCAAACTGGATGAGCTGACACGGGAAGTCCGGGAGCATAACAACTTCGCCCGGCGCGTTCCGGTGCTGGAGGAGCAGATCAAGGTCGCCAATCACAGGATAGCGGATTTGGAAAGACTGCCCAACCGCTGAGCCTCGCAAATCTATAGTATGAGGAGGTATATGTATGTATCGAGGTACAACCCCCACGCTGACATTCCGCCTGCCCATCGACACGGGGAGCATCACGGTTCTGTCCTTGGCCGTAGCACAGGCCGGACAGGTTAAAATCGAAAAAGCATTGTCGGATGTACAGCTGGACGGGAATGTTGTCTCATGCACACTGACGGAAGCCGAGACCCTGTCGCTTACTGCCGGGAGAGGCATTGACGCAAAGATACAGCTTCGGGTGGGCGTAGGCGGTCAGCGCATGGCATCACAGGTATTCGAAGTGCCGGTGGAGCGTATCTTGCGGGATGGTGCGCTATGATCGAGTTTGACGTAGCGTTCCGGCCCGGCGCAGACTTCGCAGTCACCTTCGGCGGGGAAGTCCCTCTGGATGCTGAGATGGGTCAGGTGATGGAGGTGCTTGCTACCGAGGAGCGGACGGTGGAGCTGTCTATGCCCTCCGGCAATCAGGTCATCCTGCCCACCAGCGGCAAAGGTATGCGTAAGGTGACGATTCAAAAACCGGACACCCTACTGTCCGAGAACATCAAGAAGGATGTGGTGATCGGCGGCGTGACCGGTGGCCTTGAGGCACCACCGACAGGCCCTTATATAGAGTATACGTCCCTCGACAGTTCTGGTAGAGTGTTTACTGCTAAATTTCGAGGAACAATTGTTCCAGAGTATGCATTCGCTTATTTGGCGGAATTGACATCAGTAGATATGCCAGACAATGTAATTGCAATTGGTGATAATGGTTTTTATCGCTGCCAAAAGCTATCATTGACAAGTCTCCCTTCTGGGATTACCTCACTCGGAGATTATGCATTCGCTGATTGTTCAATGCTCACACTAACAAGTCTCCCTTCTGGGATTACCTCGCTCGGAGATTATGTATTTAGGGATTGCCCAAGGCTATCATTGACAAGTCTCCCTTCTGGGATTACCTCAATCGGACAGTATGCATTCAGAAATTGTTCAAAGATGGCATTGACAAGTCTCCCTCCTGGGATTACTTCAGTCGGAGATTTTGCGTTTCTCAATTGTTACCAACTATCATTGACGGCCCTACCCTCTGGAATTACCTCAATCGGACAGTATGCATTCAACAATTGCCCAAGGCTCGCATTGACGACCCTACCCTCTGGGATTACCTCATTACCAACAGCCGCATTTCAGTACTGCCCAAAATTAGCATTGACAGCCTTACCCTCTGGACTTACCTCAATTGGAGCTTATGCATTTAAGCAGGGTACAGGTCTCGCATCAATAACCCTTCCCCCCGCACTCACTACAATCGGAGATTTTGCGTTTGCCAATTGTACTGGATTAGAAACGGTTAGATTTACGAGCACGGTATCCTCAATTCCAAATGGAGTATTTTCCGGATGCACAAAACTGTCTACCATTTATGTTCCGTGGTCGCAGGGGCAAGTAGCAAATGCTCCTTGGGGTGCGAGCAAGGCCACCATCATTTACGATTATACGGAGAATTAAAAAAAGAAAGGAGACTGTAGTGAATGTACAATACCGACTAAACCGATAAACAAAGACTTGTCAACATTTTTTGTGTGCCCGAATCGGGCACGGAAAGGAGCAATTATGGAAACTTTTGGCATCGCAAGCGTGGCGGTTATCACCGTCATCACCTACCTCGTGGGACTGGTGGGCAAGGCCAGCAGCATGAACGACAAGTGGATCCCCATCCTGTGCGGGGTCTGCGGCGGTCTGCTGGGGGCTGTTAGCTACTATCTGGCACCCATCCCGGACTTCCCGGCGGGCGACCCCATCACCGCCATTGCCGTGGGCATCGTCAGCGGTCTGGCAGCCACCGGCATCAATCAGGCTGTCAAGCAGCTGAGCAAGGGGGAGTGAGATATGGGTAAGCGCATCACTGCCGCATATCCCATCGCCAAGGCGGGCGGCATCCCCATCAACACCAGCATCCCGGCCAGCACGGAGACCTATGACCGGCTGGGCGGGCGGGACGTGGCCTTTGTGGTGCTACACTACACGGGCAACGTCAGCGACACCGCCGAGGCCAACTGCAAGTATTTCGCAGGCGGCGACCGGGAGGCCAGCGCACACTACTTCGTGGATGAGGACAGCATTTACCAGTCCGTACCGGCCTGTGACCGGGCGTGGGCGGTAGGCTCTTCTGATCCGGTACATCCCCTCTGCCGCAACACCAACAGTATCTCAATCGAGATGTGCTGCTCCGGAAACTACCATGTTTCCGAGCGCACCAAGGCCAACGCTGCGGCACTGACGGCGGAGTTGTGTAAGCTGCTGGGCATCTCCGGCGTGGACACCTACGTCCTGCGGCACTACGACGTGACCGGGAAGTCCTGCCCCCGGCAGATGGCAGGGAAGAACAATGCGGAGTGGGAGGCGTTCAAGGCCAGCGTCAAGGCGCTGCTGAACGAGCAGCCCAAGCCCGCACCCGCACCGACGACGAAGGAGGAGACGATCAACATGGAACTGCGTATGCTGCGCCGTGGCATGGAGGGCAACGATGTCCGGGCCGCCATGCTGCTGATGAAGGACAAGGGCTATTACCCGGATGCAATCTGGAGCGGTGACAAGCTGTTCGGCCCCAAGATGGAGGCGGGCCTGCGCCGGATGCAGGCAGATCACGGTCTGGGCGTTGACGGCATCATCGGCAATGCCAGCTGGAATTTTCTGCTGAAATAAAGGATAAAATAAATCCACTGGAGGGCGCAGAGGACACCGCTACGCCGGCCTCACGCCCGTGCATAAACATCCGCACCTCCACGGCACACCGTGGGAAATGATAGATCAGCACAAAAGAATCCGCAAAAAACTATCCACTATGGCACCATTCCGCGCCACAGAAACAATCCGTGCGGTAGGGCTACCGGAAGACGAGGAAACGTGTGTAATTGACGTGGACATTTTTGGCCGCACCTGCGTACAGACGGCGGCAAAACTACATATCAGCGTAGATGGATTTTACAAATTGCGCCGCCGCGCATACCAAAAACTGGCGGATGCATTCAATTTCTAAAAGTAGCCGCGCCCTTTTTGGGCGCGGCTACTTTTCGTTTTTGCACACAATTGGTGTACACTGTAACTACATTATTGCAGAATCAAGGCAGAATCCGGGCAGTTTATTTGCCCGGATTTCTTTTATTATAGAGGCAAGGAGGCGGGAATATGTACGAGCGCTTAATCAAATGCGGGTTTACCGCGCAAATGGCGCAGGATATTTGCATTCTGTACGCAGACGATCCCCAGGGGCTTTTAGCGTATGTGGAAATTGCTGAAAGCCTATATAGGGGTTGCAATCATGTATAAATATTTTAATCCAAATCCCTGCGGGAAAAACGTGTCCGATTGCACTGTCCGTGCGATCTGTAAGGCCACGGGAAAGGATTGGGGCGAGGTTTATCTCCGGCTGTGCATGCGTGGCTACTTGGACGGTGATTTACCCAATGCAAACGCCTGTTGGGGCGCGTATCTGCGGTCCTTAGGCTACCGGAGATACATCATACCGGACACTTTCCCGGACTGTTACACGGTCGGCAGGTTTGCCGATGAGCACCCGCGCGGGACATATATTCTCGCCCTCTCTGGGCATGTAGTGTGCGTTCAGGACGGGATCATCTATGACAGCTGGAACAGCGAGAACGAAATCCCGCTTTATTTCTGGGACCAAGAAACGGAGGAATGAACATGGCATATCCCTATTTCAACCCCTATTATCCACAGCCGATGCCGGACAACCTCATGCAGATGCGGCAGATGCAGCAGCCACAGATGCAGCCCATGCAGCAGCCTATGTCGCAGCCAGGGCAACAGAACCCCATCGCGCAAGGCGGCGTACAGTGGGTAAGCGGAGAGCAGGAGGCAAGAGGTTATCTCATCGCGCCCAACTCTGCCGTAGCGCTGTGGGATTCCACCGCCCCCACCGTTTACCTCAAGCAGGCAGACGCAAGCGGGAAACCGACGCTCAAGATTTATGACCTCGTAGAACGCACAGAAACGGCCCCTAACGCGCCGCAAAAGCCGGGCGTGGAATTTGTCACCCGCAAGGAGTTTGACGCGCTGGCGGCGCTTGTGGGCGAATTGAAGGGCAAGAAGAAGCGCAAGGAGGACGATGACGATGAATAATCCCTTTTTCGGAGCGCTCGGCGGCGGCAACGGCTTTATGCAGATGTTGCAGCAGTTCCAACAGTTTAGGGCGAATTTTCAGGGTAACCCAAAAGCGGAGGTCGACAAGCTTTTGCAATCTGGGGCTATGAGCCAGCAAGAGTTAAACCAACTTCAATCTATGGCAAAACAGTTCGAGCATTTATTCCATTGATCTTATCGTGGCCACGATTTGATAAATAAAATTTATGAAAGGGGAGATAATATGTCTCTTTCCGACGGTGCTCCCATGATGACTATGCCGGTCGCGCCCGCGAACAGCTACGGCGGTGGCATGGGTATGTGGGGCGAAAACTGGATCTGGATTATCGTTCTTTTCCTCTTCGGCTGGGGCCGCAACGGCTGGGGCAACAACGCTGGCAATTCCGGCGGTGTCGTAGACGGCTACGTGCTGACCTCTGATTTTGCCAATGTCGAGCGCAAGATCGACAGCGTAAATCAGGGCCTTTGCGACGGATTTTACCAGCAGGCGCAGCTTGTCAACGGCACCAACATGGCGATGGCAAACGGCTTTGCACAGGCCGAGCTGTCCCGTAGCAACCAGCAAGCGGCGCTGATGCAGCAGCTCAACGCCATGCAGATGCAGGCCGCAAATTGCTGCTGCGAGAATCGCGCGGCTATCGCGCAGGTGCGCTATGACATGGCGGCGCAGGCGTGCGACACGCGCAACACCGTGCAGAACGCGACCCGCGACATCATCGACAACGCTAACAGCAACAGCCGCGCAATCCTCGACTTCCTGACGCAGAGCAAGCTCTCTGACCTCCAGGCCGAGAACCAGGGCTTGAAGCTGGCGGCAAGCCAGGCGGCGCAGAACAGTTATCTGGTGTCTCAGCTCCGGCCTTCTCCCATTCCGGCCTACACGGTGCAGAACCCCTATTGCTGCAACCAGTTTGCCTGTTGTGGCTGCTGACAACTGCATAGCGTAGCTTTTCCCTATGTTGGGAAATGGTCGGCCCCGTGCCGATACTAAACAAAAGCGGCGGGGCAATAGCCCTGCCGCTGTATTTTATGAAAGGACTGAAATTATGGCTGAATATGTAAATCCCGGAATCGTGACCGTCCCTGCTGGCCAGAATGTTCCGATGGTCTCCACGGCGGCTTGCGGCAAGCCCTGCATCGTCCACCGCGAGGGCAGTGGACTTGTCACCCTGCGCGGATTGACGCAGCAGTGTAAGGCGCGCTTTAAGGTGAGCTTTGGCGCGAACATCGCCGTCCCCACTGGCGGCACGGTAGGCGCGATCACCACGGCGCTTGCCGTCAACGGCGAAGCACTCAACGGAGCAACGGCGACCGTCACCCCGGCTGCGGTGGAAAACTATTTTAACGTCTACGTCAGCACCATTGTGGAAGTGCCGCGTGGTTGCTGCGTGACCGTTGCAGCAAAGAACACCAGCGCGGAGGCGGTCAGCTTTGCCAATAGCAACCTGACCATCGACCGTGTGAGCTGAGAAAGGAGAACACAATGGGTATGAAATCTATGTATGAACTGCGGGATATGCTCTGCAAGGAGCTGGACGAACTGGCCCGAAAAGGCGAATTGGGTGCGGGTGACCTGGAAATTGCCCACAAACTGACAGCAACCATCAAGAACATCGATAAGATCGAGATGATGGAAGACGGCGGCTATTCCCGCGATGAAGACTATTCTCGCCGCTATTCCCGCGACGGAGACTGGCAGTCGGGCATGCGCGGCGCTTATGACCGTGATATGTCCAATGCGAGACGCGGCACGCATTATGTGCGCGGCCACTATTCCCGTGATGGTGGCATCGACAACATGAAACGCCAGTTGCAGGAAATGCTGGACAACGCCGACGACGAAAGCATCCGCAGAGCCATCCAGCGCTGCATGGACACGATCGAGGACTAAAGGGGGGGCACCCCTATGGTCGATGAGAATGAGGTCAAGCGCTGGATAGCTCGCCTTGAAACAGAAGAATCGAGCTGGACAAACTATGAGAAACTGGCGGCGCTCTACATTATCCGTAACGAGCACGGCGGGGAGCAACTGCAGGCGAAAGCGCCCCCAATGCTGTATTCTGCAGAGCCTGCGCCGGCCAAGAGAATAAAACCCTCCGGCAGTGAATTTTTGAAAGCGGTCGGGAATGTAGCGCAGGATAGGGCGTGGGAAGTTATGGACGAGCTTATGGACACACTAAAAATCGTCAATGAGAAAGCTTATAACAGCGTCCTAAAAAAACTAACCTAAATCGCTACTACTAACACGTTACTAACAAAGTTAATCTTGGCAAAAATAAAAAAGTCCGGGAACCCTTGAGATTCCTGGACTTTTTTGGTGGAGACTGCTGGACTCGAACCAGTGACCTCCTGCGTGTGAATTATAATCGT